TGAACTGCCAATGCGGCATGCTCGTCACCAACGAATGTAGCTGTACCAGAAACAGCAGCCTGGTCATAAGTTTGTGTAGCTGTACCAGCTAAACTTGTTAGACTTGCTAGGATTTCTTGGTCAATTTCAGCAGTAATTTCTTGTGCCAAAGCAGCCATAACTTCTGCTTCAACGTCAATACCTTGTTGGGCTTGTGCGTCTTGTGCAGCCTCGAAAGTCCAGCGAGCTGATAACTTACGTGTCTTAGCTTCAACTGTTTGTTTCAAGATTTGGATGCTCATTCTGTTACCAGCGCGGCCTTCTAGGGTAGCTGTTGAAGCTGCCTTAGCTGTGCCTGACTCATTACCAGAATAAGATTCTGCAATCTTGAATGGGCTCAATGCCTCTTCACCAGCAACAACACCAGCACCGCTTGAGCTATCTGCATAGCGAACACGCAATGTGTGGATTTGTCCAACTGGGCCAGTCATTGGTTGTACGCCAACTAACTCGTTAGCAATAACGGTTGGCATAACGCGACGGATCACTGGAAGGATCACGCGATTTAGTGTTGCAACGTTGCCAGCAGAAGTAGCACCAGCAGTTGGGCTTTCTAACAAATACTTACGAGTATTTTCTAGAGTTACACCCATTACTGATTTTTTTGTGCCTAGTAAGCCTTCTAATAGGGCGTCCTTAGTTTCTGCCCAACGTCCATTTAGTAGTTCTGACATTTAAATTCTCCTTAAATTTTTAGTCCTGCAAGTCTGCGAATGTCAACAATGTTACTTGCCGATAAATCTGACTCACTGCTACGGTTGGTGTTGGAAATCTTATTTCCGGTTATTTCTTTTGCCTCTACTAGTGCCTGTTTCTTCTGCGGAGTATTACCAGCGTTTCCGTTGATAACTGATGGAAGATATTTTACAAAACTTTCGTTTAGCTTGATGGTCTTCACACCTTCCAATAATTCACCCATGATTGACTTTTGCTCACCGTTAAGTGGAGCAAGTAGTTCGCTCATGATTGCTTTTCTTTCTTGACTCTCTTTAAGAGCACGGATTTCAGCTTGTTTGCTTTCTAATATTTGTTCAGCTTTAACAACTGCCTCAGCGGCTTCTGTCATCGCCAAATCTTTCAAGTCTATGACCTTGAGCAATTTTGCTGTTTCCGATTTTTCATTTAGATAACTAGTCGAGTATTCTGCGGCAAAAGCCTCAAACAACTTGCGACCAAAGTCTGCGCGACGAGCGGCTTCAATGTCTTCTTTCAATGCAGTAATTTCAGAACGCAAATTCTGACTTACTACACTTTCGACCATCTTAGCGGCACGTTGAACAAATGCTTCTTTTACCTTCTTGATTTCATTACGACCTTCTCTGACCAAGCGAACTTTCGTTTCAGCTAGGTCTTGTTTGTCTTTGTAAAATTCTGTAATTTCTTGAGCTAGAGCTTCAACTACGAATTGTTCTAACTTGCCAAATTTACTTGCCATTACTACTTGATCTTCGTGCAGTTCACGAACTTCAGAAGCCAGTTGACGGGTAACGAATTCCTTCATTACTTCAGCATCTTTCTTCATCTTCTTAGCATATTTGACTTTCATCTCAGCTAGTTGTTTACGATCATCGGCAAACTCAACAAGTTCACTTGACAACTGCTCGCTGATCATGCGATCAACAGCTTCAATCATTGTGTTCTTGTCATGTTCGTATTTTTGTGCAAATTCTTCACGTAATTCTTGAGCAACTTCTTCACGAGCTTCGGTGATACGAGTCTCGAAAGCAGCCTCAATTGATTCTCTGATCTCTTCTGAAATCACATTGTTTTCAAATAAACTTTTTAGCGCATCCAACATTATGATTCTCCTTGTTATTGGAGTTTGTTTATCATTGCTAATAAACTCTCTTTGAGATATTTCTGTGCTTTAGGATCACCTTTCACCTCTTTCGCTATGCGCAAGGCATTTAATCCACCTCGACTATTCATCAAGTGTTCATAAATTGGTGTTGGGTATGCTCCAGGAGCACTAGGTTGAGCTACCATATCTACTGTGATAATCTCAAAATCCGATACTTCACCGGAACCGTCTTCCTTGACGTTCCCGGATCCGCGACTTGAAACACCTAACTTAACTCCGCTTTCCAGCATTGTACGGATTAGTTGTCCCATTGGTGTTGGAAGTATTTTCAACTTCCCGTAACCGTTTGGACCGTCCATCCACATATTTGTTATCATGTGTGACACACGGTCCAGGTTAATTTTTAGATCATCTGGATGATCCACTTCCCCGAGAACTGAATAACCGTTCTGAATCTGATCATTAAGGGTTTTGACAGCCTTGCCAATCTCATTAACAGGGTAAACACGCTGGTTAGCGTTGCGAATACCGCCCTGGATGCAAATCCCGGACATGTATAGGCTTTTCCCATCTTTGTCATCAGATTCAACGATCATTTTTGCTTCGTTGAAACTGAGATTCTCTCGGAGGTATAACATATATTATATGTTCTCTTTATTTTGCACGTTTTGGTGCGCCATTAAGCATACTAGTTGTATTGTCTGCTTTCTCGCCTGCACCTTTCTTCTCAGCACCGTGACCTGGTTCTTTCTTTTTAAACGCTGTTTTACCTGCGTTTGAGTCTTTGCGGTTATGTATTGTACCTAAACCGCTTGTCAAGTCACCTGCTTTTGGATTTGCTAGCCCACCTTGTGTGCCGCCTTTCTCTGTTGAGAATGACTTGGCAATATTAGCAGTAGTTCCGCCCATGTCGTTCTTGCCAGCTACGATTGATTTAGTATTTTGGCCGTTGTCGCCCATTTTACCAAATGTATTGTATGTAGCGCCGCCGACTTTATTAACGTATTCCATCAATCCTGATAGTTCATCATCGCCGCCTGGTGCTGGCTCGTCCATTCCCATGTCGCCGCCCATGTCATCCATTCCCATGTCGCCGTGATCTTCACCTTCTTCACCGGCCATTAGTTGTTCAAATTCTGCTTTTAGGTCTTCTAAAGCGTCTTCTAGATCCATAACGCGATCTTCGATTGCGCCGTCTTCTCCGCCTTCTTCACCTTCTTCGTCGCCCATGTCCATGTCCATGTCGCCTTCTTCGTCGTCAGCTGGTTCGTCTTCGCTGTCGTCTTCGCTGTCGTCTTCTGCATCGTCAGCTTCTTCCATGCCTTCTTCTTCCATTGCTGGCTCTTCATCTTCTTCCATACTTTCTGAAGTGTGTCCACCGATTGCTTTGTTAGCATCGGCAGCTGAAAAGTCTTCTGATAATAATTCTTCGTAGATTTCGCGAGATTTTCCTACTACGATATTGTGGAAAATTGCTTTAGCTTCGTCATGATTCTCATTAATAAGAGCTTCAAGCATTGCTTCAAATTGAGCGCGGTCAGTCATGTTAAGTTCTCCTGTGATTGTGTTACAAGGCTGTATTATATTTACACTTTTATTAAAAAAGTGTATAGATAAGGCATGAAAACAGTCGATTTTAGACTGTTTTCTAAATTATTGTGCTGGTGCAGGAGGAACTGCGTACATTGCGTGAATAAATTCTAGTTCGCTTTCCTGTTCCAGTATGTGTGCTTCGCTTGATTTTCTTAATTCGTTCAGTTGTTTTAAAGTTAATCGTGTCTTACGTGTATCCAAACGATGCAATTGGCCGTTGTCGCGACTAGCATCATAGCGCAAATCATTTGCCACATGTCGTGTGTCAGGATCAATATAAAACATTTCTCTTAAAATCATAATGTATTTATGCGGCAGGCGGTGCACCAGCACCTGGTTGAGCGGCAACTGGAGGCATTCCGCCTTCAGCTGGAGCATCTAAATCTCCAGCTAGGTCTTCAGGAGCATCCATATCACCTGCGGCGCCCATATCACCTTCAATTCCAGCGGCACTTAGTCCTGCACTACGCAATTCACCTGCGGCATCTGTATTAGTTGCTTGACCTTTACCATTTTCTTCTGCCCACATACGTTCGTTCTCTGCAATCTCTTCCGTTGTTAAACCTAAGAAACGATTTAACGCAAAACGTTTTGATACAAACGGTACTGCTTGGATAGTATTAAATGTATTAATACGTTCTGCATCAATGCTTGCCTGTTTGCTACTTGCAAAGTTTAATGGTGGATTAAAGTTTAATTCAAACAAATTTGGATCAATGTTTACACCCTTACCGTACAAATACATTTTAAATTCTTCGTCAAACACCATTGTCATCAGACTTTGTAGTCTTTCACAGTATTTGTTAAAGCGTAATTCTTGAATGTATGCTGTACCAACACGGCCGTCATTAAAATTGCTCTGACTATCGTCTTGTCCTGTAGGCAAATAGCTACTTGGTATACGCAATCCACGGAATAACTTGTTGGTAAAGTACTTCAAGTCATCGATTTCACCAATATTCTTACCGCCTTCTAGCATTGTGACGTCTGAACCTTTGCCGTCTGCTGTTTTAGGAAAGAAATAATCTTCGTTAATGCTTAGAGGGTTGTATGCAGAGTCTATGACATTCTGTCCGCCGCCTGTTTGTGATGGAATACGGCGCTGATGTATTTCGTTTTTAACACGTTCCACGAAAGCCATGGCCAAGTGACTTGGCATATTACCTACATCAATATGGAATACACGACGTTCTGGAGCACGTTGTATGCGATAAATTAGGATTGCGTCTTCTAATAGTTCTTTTTGCTTGTAAACTTTAAAGATATTTTCTAATAAACTGTTTCCAAACGGATAATTGTTGTCTAATCCTTCACTCAATGACAAATGAACAATGTGTTCTGCATTAATTGCATGTTCGGTTTGTTGCATACCGAATCGATTGTTTGAACTTGCACTGCCAGCACCGGCGCCATTGCCAGTATATGTTTGTGGGCCAGCGGTTCCGGAAGTATTACGTGGATTAATATTAGGAGTTATCTGTGTTGCTACCAGTGTTTCAAAATTAGGTGCTAGATTCTTAACAACAAATTGTTCAGGTTTCTTTCCTTCGCTTTCGTTCACAATAACTTTGATCAACTGACTTGGATCTATCCAGTTCCATTTTTGATTTTCAGGATCGCGTATGAAAAAACTATCGCCGTATTTGAAAGTATTACGTACAATACGAAATATTTTAGTGTCAAATTTTTGTAATTTGCACCATTGTTGTAGGTATTCACTTAAAACACGTACTTCAATGTTGGTAGCCTTACTGCGCCACTTGACTGCAAATGGACTTTTTGAATCTTTTAACTTTTGTGTGCAGAATTCTGCTAGAATATCTAGAGCCGCATTAACTTCTGGATCGCTATCCATCACTTCGTATTGTTGATAACGCTCAATACGGTTTGGACTACCTGTGTATACATCGGGCAAGTATGAACTGTAGTTAGTTCTTGCGGGTCCTGGTCTATTACCAGAGTTAGTTCCCGACAACGTACTTAATTGTCCGTCTGTTTGAACAGGAGAGAAGTATTTTTTCCAAGTCATTTAATATTATCCTTAGGCATATCTATTACCTGTTGCCTTGGCTGAGTTCTTAGCAGTCTTTTCACTCGCACCCGAGATTGTTTCACTATGACTTATTAATTTCAGCATGTTCATATTTAACATCTTTAGCTGGTCGTTGAGATCTTTTATACCAATTTCTTTGTCTGTCTGTTTAGATTCTGCAGATTTTTCAGCGGGCTTGGCGGCTGGCGTTGTAGCTTTTGGTTCTTCTTTTTTAACTTCGGCTAGTTTGGCTTTGTTTGCTTCGGCTAGTTTAGTATCTATAATTTTAGGATTAAACATGTCTCCTAAAATTCCGCCTGCTCCACCGATGTTGGCAAACATTCCCTCCATTTGTTTCTTTTTGTCGCCTACCCCCGACTTGTCTGCGACTTTTCCTTCTGCACCGAGAGATGACATATTAACCATCTGTGCATATTCTTTACTCTTGGTACGTTCGGCAATTGCAGACTCTGCTTGTTGCATCTGCAATTTTGCTTTTTCTTTCTGATCATCGGTAACTGCCGAGTTCATCAACTTTAATGCTTCTTCGTATTTTGAACCAGCAGGTCCAAGCAAAGACATTTGTATTGCACTTTCTTTAGTGCGGATGCCTCCAGATTCTAGTTCTTTAGTTAGGTTGCCTAAGGATGGAGCAAAACTACTAAATCCTTCGGTGACTTTAGCCATAACTTCTGAGGCTTTAGAAGCTGAACTTTCTTTAATTGCAATTTCTGAAGAACTTGCATCTTTTTGTATGTCAGTCTGTGCTTCAGCATTTACTTTTGCAATTTCAGTAGCTTGAATGGCAGACTCTTTGGCCATTTCATCTCTTTGTTGTTGCACTTTAGCTTGGAATGCTCTATCAGATTCAGCACGTTCTAACGCTTTTTGTGCTTCTTGCGCAGATGTGATTTTATTAGAAGACGCATTAAGCTCGACACCTAATAACTTATATTGTGCTTCTTCTGCTTCAGTCATGGAGCGACCTTCAGCTTCTGCTTTTTCTTCCAACGCATCTCTTGCTAATGATGCGGCTTTATTGGCAGCATAGCCTGCGGCTTCTTGCTCTTTGAGGGAAGCCATTGTTTCGTCAGCTGTTGTTTTTTTATTGTCAACTACTGTTTGATTTGATAGTGCATCAATATTTTCATAAACGGCTAATGCTTCTTTATGCATTGCAAGAGATTCTTGTTGCCCTTGTATTTCTGCTTGAATTCGTTCAACACGACTTTGTTCACGACGTGTCAGTTCTCTTCCGTCTGCATCTTTTTCTATTTCTGCAATGCGTTTTTTGTTTTCTAATATACCTGCTTCAGACCCGCGGATAATGTTTTTTTCATTATCGATCTGAACTTGTTTCATCTCACCTTCCGTAGCCGCATATTTTAATACTGTTTTTTGATAATCAGAAAGTACAGCTTCTAGAGGACCTTTATCCGTTTCTAACTTTTTACCTTCATTAGGAGTTTGTGCCGAGCTCAATGTTGTGCTAATAGTTTTACTGATTTCTGCTATATTGATGCCGCCAGAATCTTTAGATTTCATCATGCCATCTAGTTTATCTAACGGTATTACTGCTTCAGGTTTTCCGCCTTCGCCTATAGTTGCATCTGTGCCTCCTGCTTGTGGTTCAACAACTCCGCCTTCCGCAAGTTTTGTTTTAGGTCTTGCCGCAAGATCTTCTATTGGTTGACTTGTGCCTTTATATCCCGGAGCGGCAGGTTCTGCTCCTTTTCTAGTATTAAGATTCTTGTCAAAAAATTCTTTTCCTTGAACTTCAGCTTCTTTACCCGTTGTAGCAGTACCCGATAATCGTAGTAGTTGATTAAAAGTGTTAATAGCATCAGGACTCTTACCAAGTGCATCATTGGCATTTTTCATATTTCTAGCCAGGCCTTCTGCTTGAATAGCGGCTCTAGCATTGGCATCGTTTAAGGTGCGTGAAAGTCTAGTGCCTTCATCTATAACTCTTACATCTTCGCCTTTTTCATTTTTAGCAGTAACAGGTTTGCCATTTTCGTCTACTTTTTGTCCTGCAATACGAGCCTGTGCTTCAGCTCTCTGTGCTTTAATTGCGGCTTCTAAATTTCCGCCGGCCTCTTGCACAGCGGCCATCTGAGTCTGAACGCCTTTGTTCTCTCCTGCAATTTTTAACATCTGATTAGCAGTTTCACCGGTGGCAGTATTGGCTATTTGTGCATATTCTTTACTGGCAATGCGTTCGTTGACTTTGGCAGTAGCCATGTCTACTGCTTCTTTTGCACGTAGTTTTTCTGACTCGCTAGCATTAGCACTTAAACTTTGTTGTAGTTTAATTGCACGTTGCAACTCTTCACCTGCAGGGCCCAATGCTGTCATTGTGGCAATACCTTCTTTGGTACGCACTCCGCCTGTTACAATCTCACTGGCAAATGCTTTTACACTGTCACCTAACGGTGCTAGTTGAGCTTGCGTCTGTAAAAAATTTTTCTTGCCTTGCTCGTCCATTTGCATCATGGCCAACATTACACCAGGTTTCTTAGTTTCAGTTTCTATGCTTTTACTAATAGCATCTCTACTCATACCTGTGATTAAACTAGTTTCAGCAATTTGTTGTGCTAATTCTTGAGCGGCTGCACTTTGTTTTTTGTAATCTTCAGTTCCTTGAGCGGCTAATTTTTTACCGTTCATCACACTAAGTGCTGTGATCTGTGCCAATTCTTCAGTACTTACACCCAGTTGTTGAAGTTGTCTACCAGTTCCGCTATCTCTAACATCTGAACCTAATTTAGTGAATGCTTCACTACTGCGTTGAGCACTACCAGCAAGGCCATTAATATTGTTACCGTAGGTTTTCATCAACTGATTGTATTCAGTTGTAGTAACTCCTAGTTGTGCAACTTGTTGATTGTATAATCCTAGATTGTTCCCGCCAAGACCCATCTTGCCGGCTTCATCCATTTGTGATTTATTTTTTAATAACGCAGTGCCAGCTTCACCAATTGCACTTCCAAATCCACTAAGTCCTGGAATAAAGCTGGCAATTTTTCCAATGCCAGCTAATGCTGTTTCAGCGGCAGTTGCTCCTGTGGCTAATCTGTTAAAACCTACAATTAACGGAGCAACTTCGGCACCAAACTTTTTAACGTCATCAATAGTTTTACCCATTACGCTATCTGGAATTTTAGGTGCTGAATTGCCACCGGCAATTCTTTCGATACCGGCGTTAAATTCTTCTTTGGTTAATTCTGCCATTATTTTTCCTTGGAAAAGTGCGTATATAAATAGTATACATAATATTTATCTGGAGATAAACATGTCAGTTAATCCTTTACAAAACTATTTTAGACAGCCAAAAATCTACATCAAGCTACCAAGCAAGGGTATGTACAGTGATCCTGGAACATTTACAGTTGATGTTGATAAAATTGCTGTCTACGGTATGACTGGCATGGACGAAATCATAATGAAAACTCCAGATAGTTTGTTAAGTGGCGAGAGTGTTGCCCAAGTTATTAAAAGTTGCTGTCCAGGTATTGCTAATCCTTGGGAGTTAACTGTATTAGACACTGACTTAATTTTTGCATCTATAAGAATTGCCACTTATGGTAATTTAATGACAGTAACGCACACTTGCGGAAAATGTAAAGCTGAAAATGAATATGATTTAGACATGTCACGAGTAATTGAATTTTTTACCAACTGTAAATATGACAATAAAATTACTCTTGAAAACATGGTTATAAACACACAACCATTAAGCTATAAAGAAAGTACAAATTTTAGTATTGAAAATTTTGGACTTCAACAACGATTAACACAAGCAGAACAAGTCGAAGATGAAGAACAAAAACAAAAATACATCAACGACATTTTCAAAGACTTGGCCAAGTTACAAGCTGAGATATACTTTTTAAGCATTGAAAGTGTTGAAGTAGGCAACAGTGTAGTTACTGAAAAAAACTACATTAGAGAGTGGTTATCAAATTGTGATAAATCTGTATACGATGCTATTAAAAATCACATTGACAAAAATCGTCAAACATGGCAAACACCCACTTTCCCAGTTAAATGCGAAACTTGCGAAACTGAAACTAACATTAGAGTAGAATTGGATCAGTCAAATTTTTTCGCCTAAGCCTAATTGGATTAAGCCCCGAAGAAATTGAAGAAAGTCTAGTTAGGCTAGATGAGCAAGTTAAAAATTTTAAACAAGAACTTTTTAGAATCAGCTGGTATATGCGCGGTGGTGTCACTGTAAATGAACTATTGCATATTTACAGTTCTGAAGATAGAGAATTTATCTATAATGTGATTAACGAAAATATCGAATCGACCAAAATATCAGGCTTACCGCTTCTTTGATTCAAATACCTGTACATCACCTGTTTGTTTATTCTTATAGCGTCTACCGCCAATATTAACCCAAGTACCACCAGGCTTGCCTATTTCTAATTCGTCAGGCAAGTTGGCAGCTGGACCTGTAATTTGCGGGTTGGGTTTGTTAGCATCTGATGTAGCGCCTTTGTCGTCAGCGGGTTTCATGTCCTGTTTGTCTTGTCCAGGTACTTTGTCAGTTTCAATACCAACACTGCCTAGTGCTGATTTGAATAGATCTACAATTTTGGTTCCAAGTGGTCCAATGATTTCGCTCAAGCTATGATCCAATGGCGTGCCTTTTAAGAATTCAAATGAATCTGCAAGACTATAAACCACAACCTGTGCCATCCATTCTTTTCCAGCACCTGTGGCAAACCAAGCGGCCATAGCAATTTGTGCAGGCTTAGTTAAGCTGGCCAACTTTCCTGGAATCCATCCAATAATTTTAAAACCGCCAACCCATTTTAAAATAGCACCTATTGCACCGGTACCACCAACTAGTAAAGTAGTGCCTGCTAGTTTAGCAATTAACGCGGCCATCTCTTTTTCGCGTACTGCCTTGTATTGACCTTCAGTCCAGCCGCCGCTTTGCCAGTTGCTGTAAGCAATGTCCATGCGCTCATAGTAGTTCTTGATATCACCAAATGCGCTGGCACTTAATCCAAGACCAACAGCATATTTGTATGCCTTATCAAATCCTTCAGCCCAAGCGGCTTTGCTGGCTTCTCTAACTCTGTTTTTCACTTCTTTTTCTTCTGCTTTAAGTATTGCTTCAGAGCGTTTGGCAGCTTTAGCCTCAATAATTGCTAGTTCTCGTTCAGTAACACCTGGAGCTTTATTTCTTATCAAACTGGCTATGTCGGGTAATTCTTTTCCGAATTTTTTAGCAGATGCAATAGCCCTGGCGGCTATTTCTATAAGCTCTGTTATAACCCAAGACTTGAGATTTTCGTTTAAAGGTGATTTGATAATATCGATTACTTTCATGAATATATTTATCTAGTACTAGAAGAAGAACTTGCGTTCTTCTGTTCTTCGCTATCGCTCGAACTTAGAGTATTTTTAAATTATAATTAAACGCGAAGCGTTAAGATATTATCTAGATTGTTCAGTCACACTTTGCCCTGGCGGGCAAAGCGAATGGACATTATCTGAGTTGAACAATATCACTTAGCGTTAGCACTAAAACGTAGGCGGTCATCCTGTACCTACTCATGCTGTCTTTATATGACGGCGGCTTGTATACATACGCTAACATGCACACAAACGTGGGGCTACAACCCCTCTTTAGCCTGGAAAACTGTTTGCTGTTGACTAAATGGATTCATTAGGCATATCCCATCATCGTCCTGTAAAGGATAGTAATCAACATCTCTGACACCAAGCAGAACTACCTTACCGTCACACATCAGAACGGATTTTGGGCACAATATCAACGCCTGTGCGGGCTTATTTGGTGTTTTACTTGCCTGTTTATTTGGATTTAAGTATATGTGAGCCGTGTACACGAACGCTAATTTGTCCGTTATAATAGTCTTTTGATTCCAAAACCCTGCGACTAAACTGTTCACGAGCCTCTATGTATGACGTTTCTGCCTTGGATTTACAATAAAATAGTATCTCTCTGCGAAAGTTTTCTTGACCTAACTGCGCAATATCCTTGAGCAACTCATCGCTAGACCCATAATAGTCCCGCCAATCACTGTCAATTTTACCACGGATTTTCTTTTTCTTCTTTGTGCCATTTTTCAACTTGACTACTTTATAAGTTGTTTTGGCGAATTTAGCTAGTTTTTTGCCTATGTACATACGCCCTGTGATTGTATTTGTTATAAGATAAACAAACCCAACACAATCTTCGGGCAATTCTTCTATTAATTGATTTTCGTAGTACCAAGACATACACTAATTAGTATCATCTTGGTCCTTTCCCCTTGCCTTCTGGTTTGCCTTATTTCTATCTAACCAAACACGATATTGTTGTACATGCTCGCGCCTAGTTCTTGCGATTATTCTAATCTGCGCTAGCCAGTAGCGCATATTTTCGCCTGCTCTTCGTGTGCCTTTATTTTGCCAATCTTGATTTGCCTTGAAATATTCCTTGAAGGCCGCCATGAGTTGTTCATGCGACTCTTCATTTTGATAGGGACTTGGTTCAACGTGCTTACTCATTGATCTCTAAATCGTTTGCATAACTTGTGTAGCCGTTTTCTTTAATAACTTTTAACACATTGTTAACACGACCAATTAATTCGTCTTTATGTGAGATTAAGAAGATGTTTTTCTTACGTTCACGTGCCATCTTTTTAAGCACAGCCAGTGCGCCTTCAACTCCGCTAGCATCCAATCCGTTGTCGATAAGTTCGTCAACAAACAACAAGTTGATCTGTTGGTACAAACTTTCCCACACATCTCTAAACGACCACGACAAGCCTAGAATTAAACGATTACGTTCACCGCGTGACAAATTGTCAAAGTCTAGATCCTGGCCAAGTTGCGTAATTTCCACAGTTAAGTCGTTTTGAAATACAACAGTATGCGGTAAGCCCATCTTGTCAAGATAATAAGTAAGGCGATTGTTTAAGTACGCTAGATTTTGATCTATGATCTTCTTGCGAATAAAACTGTCCTTACTTGTTAGTAACTTGAGCAAAAATTCTTGATGTTCTTTTAAACGTGTAAGTTCGTTAACACTATCCCATGAAATTTCCTGTAGAGCAGTATCAGTTAATTCGTCAATTTGTTCTTGATAAGGATCAGTTTCACCAGCTTTAACTGTCAACTGATTCTCTAAAGTTTTTAAATTGTTTTGATGTTTAAGAGCCTGCTCTAAACTATCGTAATAAGTATCAGGCCTGCCGTTGATATCACCAATAGCATCAAGTTCACTGTTGATTTTAGCAAGATCTTTAGTAACTTTATCAAAGTAAGCTACGGATTCAGCAGAATGTAATAGGGCCTTTCCAGTCATTTCCTCGTGCTTGTGATCATGTAGTTGCTGTTCACAAGCATGACAGGTTTTGTTAGCCAGCTTTTCTAACTCGCTGGCATACTTTTTTACGCTTCGCTCCGCTTGCGCTATCGCGCTGTCTAGCGTTGCCCTCTCTTTATTCAGACTTTTTAATTTTGCAGACTGTTCATCATATTCTTTTAAACGAGCATGTTTTTCAAGTTCAACAACAATATCCACATTTTCAAGTTCAACAATAGCACGACCAATTTTTTCTAATTCGGTATCGTGTTGTGCATTCCAAGCAGACTGCCTGTTAAGTAGACTGTCAATACTTAACTGAATTTTTTCGTTAGATTTCTTTGCGGCCTCAATATTAGCAGATTCTTGAGTGATAGATTCTTTGGTAATTCTAACTTGTTCTTTTAGCGCATCTGCCTTTTCACTCAGCAGAGTAATACCCAGCAATTGTTCAATAATAACTCGCTGATCGTTAGCTCGCATTGATAGGAACGGCTCTGTATAGGTGTTTAATGCAACAATATGTTTGAACATATCATGACTCATACCTAACAAATCGTCTACATCTCGCTGAGTCTCTCTAACATCGCCTTGACTGTCGTCGACATCTTCAGTTTCTTGTTCTGTATCGTTTACAAAGAATTTAAACACATTGGGTTTACGCCCACGCTCGATGCGATAATCTGTGCCATCCTTGTTAAAACTCAATGTAACTAACATATTTTTATTATTAATCTTATTAATAAGATTGTCTTTTTTAATGTTAGTAAGTGCGTTACCAAACAAACTGTAACTTAGTGCATTAACGATTGTAGTTTTACCTGTGCCATTGCGCGAGCCACTGTCGTCTCCGCCTTGATCTAAGTTTTCACCCAGTACAAGTGTTAAATTTTCAGCCGCAAAATTTACAGCTTGGGTTTGATTACCCACACTCATGAAATTCTTTACGGTCAGTTCTTTTATTTTAATTGTCATAGGCTGTTATAAATGGATAGTAGCATATTCTTGTCAAATTGATCGCTTTCAATATTAATAATTTGACTAGATACAATTTGATCTACACTTTCAAATGCTTGTATATCAATATTGGTATTAATCTCAAGTTCTTTCTTTTCTGCAATTAGTGTAAGTTCTCGGATATTATATCTTTTTATAAAGTCTTCTTTAACAAAACTTGCTTCCTCAAAGCTAATATCTATATCTAAACTTACACGTAAATGTTGTTTGGGTTTGATAATAGTGTCTGCTTCGTCAATTAAACGACTTAGTGTTACTGTACGGAATGTAGGCTGATTAGGCCAAGTATGATACTCAGGAGTTCCATCCCATTCCATAATCATCATGCCCCGCTCGTCGTCCCACGCATCTGCATAGTTGTGTGGAAAAGCGTTGCCGATATAAATCATGTTCTTTTGTTGTTGGCGTTTGTGGAAGTGTCCACTGAATCCTAGTTCATAATTCTGAAAACTATCTAGTTGAATCTCACCGTGATCTGGCATCTGTACCATAGCGTTCATAAAAAAGCTAGGTAATTCAAAGTGTCCAAAAATATACTTGCCACCTTTTTTACCTACTGCCCGCCATTCGTCGCCGACGAGCCATGGGCATAATGTAACATTGCCAATGGTAGTAGGTTCATGTACCACAGTAATTCCAGGTATGTACTTACCGAACTCGACTGAATGGATATCCCGCTTGTCTTTATAATATAGATCGTGATTGCCAGGGAAAAAGTAAAATTGATCAAACGCCTGACCGAGCTTTTCCAAGGCCCTAAGGCTATAGTCCATAGTAGTGATGTTAAGACTGTTCCGATTGTGATGCCAATCGCCCATAAAAATTCCT